CTCATGATCTGGGAGGGCGAAGGTGAGCCCACGTAAGGAAATCATCGGGGAATGTGAACTGTGGCTGGGGGATTGCAGGGAAATCCTGCCAACGCTCGGCAAGGTTGATGCCGTCGTGACTGATCCGCCGTATGGTATCTCACATTCAAGCAACCATGGCGCATCTTGGCAAAGAACGCAGATTGCAAATGACGGGACTACCGAGGCGCGCGATTGGGTTGCCAAATGGTGCGGCGAACGTCCAGCAGTTTTCTTTGGTACCTGGAAGACGCCACCGACCGAAACAGCTCGCGCGTGTGTCGTGTGGGATAAAGGGCCTGCGTTTGGTATGGGCGATCTGTCGTTGCCGTGGAAGCCGTCGTTTGAACTGGCCTACATCTGCGGGGACGGGTGGAGCGGATCGCGCGGTGAAGGCGTCTTGCGCGGCTCCGTCGTTGTGTCGTGGGAAAGCGCTGGCCGTGTGCACCCTCATCAAAAGCCGGTCTGGCTCGTCGAGCATTTTTTAGAGCGGCTGCCTGACGCCAACAACATCCTCGACCCCTTCATAGGCTCTGGCACCACAGGCGTTGCCTGCGTGAAGCTGGGACGGCGCTTCATCGGGATCGAGATCGAGCCCCGCTACTTCGACATCGCCTGTCGCCGCATAGAGCAGGCTTACGCCCAACCTGATCTGTTCGTCGCTCCACCCCAGCCAAAGCCAGTGCAAGCGTCTCTATTCGAGGCCGCCGAATGACCCTCTGGAACCAAGCGGGAGAGCCGGGATGAGCGACAGCGCTTTTGCCAAAGCAAAAAAAGCATACTTTGAGACGGTTATAGAGACCGACGAAGACGCGCAAAGCATGATCGAAGATACGCGAACTCTGGCGGCCTGCATGCACTTTTTTCTCAACACGCTGCATCCAACGCAGATGATGATTGTCCTTGGCTACTGCATGGCAACGACCGCTAAGCAGATGGCAGATTGCAGCGATCAATCGACCGAATACTACTTGGAAAAGTTGGCAGACATCGGGCGAGATTGCATCAAGGATTTCAAGAACGGGGGGGACGAATGACCTCTGTTTCCGAAATGATCCTGCACCAACTAATCGAGGCAAAGATTATGGCACTGAAGCCCATGCCCAAGCTGAAAGGCATCCCCGTCAAGGGCACAGTGAAAGACGGCAAGTTCATCAAGGCGGACAACGCCCCGCCTCACGTTAGGCAAGCCCGCAGGCGGAAGGCAAACAAGGTAACGGGAGTGAGGGCAGCGAAATGAGCCACACATCAGAAGTCATCGACACTGAAGAGGCGATGAAAACTTTCCGCAGTGACGTGGCTGAAATCGACTTTAACGAAATAGACGTTGCCATTCTCGTCACGGCCGAAGGTACTCACGTATCAATGAACATCGTTGGTGATCTGTCTATGGCGGCTGCCACGTTGCGCGCCGCACTTGAGCAGGTTGAGCAGTCGCTTTCTGCATCGGCCAACTGAACGCCTACCGCGTGCGCGTCCCCGCAAGGGAGCAAACTGCATGACAGCAACACTTTCAGCCTACCGCGTCCCGCCCCTTCAGGAGTTCAAGGCCGCCAAGGAACTGCGCCAATCCGGCCACCGTGCCTACCTGCCCACTGAGCGCCAGGGCAAGCGCAAGGCCCCTGTTGCCCGCGGCTACATCTTCGCGACCGGGAAACCCCCAGAGGCAAAGCACGTCAGGCAGCGCATTGGCGAACTTCCCCGAGCTTCACTGATCCGGCTGTATCCCCGTCGCGACCGCGGCCACGAAGCCCCGGAGCCGTTCAAGGCCGGTGATCGGGTCGAGATCAAGGTCGGCACCTTCGCCAGCATGACCGGAACTCTTACCCGCAAGCGAGGACGCAGACAGTGGCTCGTCGACATCTCCGGACGCCAAGTCTGTGCACAAACCACTAGCCTTATTCGTATCGACCCTGGCTAACCGCTAGACATTGTGGTCGCAGCGTGGCATACACACTAACGGACAAGCGTCAAGACTGTACCGCTGCGGCGACGAAGCGTAGGCGCCCCAGGCTCCGGTTATTACCGTTGAGCCACGACACCAGAAATGCGCCCAGAAGCACAACAGGCGGTCCCAACAGGGCCGCCCGTTTCGATTCCGCCACTCACCTAACGTCTACGCTTACCTGTCAGCACCCTACCAGAGCCCCGGACGATCACCACGGAAGGACGGACAACATGCGATACATTCCTGCCGTTGCTGCCGCGCTGCTCGCCTCCGGCGCTCTGGCTGCCGACAAGTCCAAAGTCGCAACGTTGGACGATCTGATCGAGAAGCGCAGCCCGACGCATACCGCATGCTACGTGGAAACGTCCGTTACTGGCGTGTTCCTTCGTTCAACGCGGGAAGCCCAAGCTGGCGGCGGTCTTGGTTGCGAAGCGAAATTGTACAACCTGCTGATTGCGGGCGGCATGCGCGCTGACGCTTCGGATTGGCGCAACACGGCATCAATCAACGCCCGCATTGGCGTCTATCTCAACAACGGTGCCAACGCCTACGTCTGGGCCGCGTGGAACGTGCCCGATGGCAACGTAAAAAAGGCTGGCGAGGCCATGGTCGGCGCTGGCGCTGAGCTGAAGCTAGACATCATCAATCCGCAACTGCGCGCGTTTCTGGAATCCGGCGTTGTTGCTTCAAAGTTTGGCACGGAAGGTCAGAAAGACGCCGTCGAAAACCGCTTTGGTTTCCGGTTCGCATTTTGATGACCTACGCGATCCTCCTTTGCACCTTTGACGCCCTTTTGATCGCCATCGTTGCTGCAAACCTTTCCACCTACGAGGGATTAGATGAAGCCCGAAGAATTCGTTGGTTCCTTTCTGAAGTTCATCAGCGGCTTGCTCGCTGTGTTGGCTATCTGTCTGGGTGGCTTCGCTGCCTGGAAGATCGCCGGTTCTGGTTTCAACGTTGATGTGAAGACTGCCGCGGAGGTGTCCGCATGCTTCGCGATCACGTTCTACTGTCTGAAATAGCCGCCCGTATCCGTGCGCGTATCCGTGCTCATCGCCTAACCCGGAGCATCACGCCATGCACGCCCCGACGACTGACGACAAACTGCGCAAAATCTTTCGTGGCATCGGCCTCACGCTCACAATCGCGTGCGGTCTTTTCACGGGCATGTTCGGCTACGGCATCAACAAGAACATCTTCATCGGCGCAATCGTCATCGCCGCGCTGCTCGCTGCCGACCTAGGCAACGCCTACGTGTGGCCCTACGTCGTTCGCCTGTTGGGCAAGCGCCGCTGGGGCGAAGCTGCGTTTGCAGGGTCTATTGCTGCGGTCAGCACTGTAGTGTGCATTATGACCGCGTTCGGCTCGATCTCTCACGTTTTCACCGAAAACGTCGCTGAAGCCAACGTCCAGAACGTGAAGCTGGAAGATGTTGGCGTCACCATCGCCAAAGAGGAAGACAACGAGCGGATTTATCTGAACCGCATCAAGAGCCTCAGCGAGAACAACAGCGGGTGGGTGACCTCCGTCACCGCTGACGCCCTTCGTGCTCGCCTCCCTGCCCTCGAGCTTGCCATCAAGAACGAGGAAGCCCGCGGCGGCTGCAAGCGCGAGTGTGAGCGCAAGACTAAGGAGCGCGACGAGATCAATTCTCGCATCGCCGTGCTCGAAACCATGGCCCGCGATGAGCAGATGCTCAAGGCGACCCGTGAAGCCCTGTCCAAGCTCCGCGACAAGCGCGCCCACACTGAGCGCGGCGAAAGCATCGCCAAGTCGCAGAACAACAGCCTTGCCGGCTTCCTCACTATGAGCCTTGAGCCTACCGACAAGGCAGAGAAGTGGACCGGCCGCGGCGTGGCTTGGATGATCACGCTGTTTCTGGTGTTTGGCGCTCTGGGCTTCAATGCCCTTGGCTACGCCAAAGACGACGACGGAGAGCCAGCAACTCCCGGCAGTGCTCCCGCCAAGCCCCTTTCGATCAACGTAAGGGACAACGACCAGCTTTGGTCCACTCTCGCTAAGCTGAAAGCCTCTTGAACCACAAAGGAACCCATCCAATGGCCATGAAACCCAAGCCCATGCCGAAGCCCGCTCCCGGTAAGCCCAAGGGCGCTAAGAAGTCCGGTTGCTAACAGCGTTGCACGTGAAACAATGATCGATGAAGAACCTGAATTTACAGGCGACGAACAGGGTAAGGATACTCGGTTCAAGCCCGGTCAATCAGGAAACCCCGCTGGAAGGCCAAAGGGAGCCCGTGGGAAGCTCGATCAGGCATTTGTTGAGGCGCTGTACGAGGACTTCAAAACCGGCGGCGCTGAGGCAATCCGCAAGTGCCGTGACGAGAAGCCAGACGTTTACCTCAACGTGATCGCTAAGGTTGTTCCAAAGCAAGTCGATGTCACAGCCGACCCCGCCGTTGCCGATCTCGCGGCAGGCTTACACGCCGTTGCTGAGTTCCTTGGCTCGTTTGCCGCCGAAGCAAGCAGCGCCGATCATGCGCGGATGGTGCCAGACGGACCTGTTCTTTCTGTTGGTGCACGGACTCAAACGCACTGACGCAGACAAGGACTGGTGTTTCAACCGCTGCCGGGAAGTGCAGGCCAACCCCGATGGCTATTTAGACCTCTGGTCTCGCGAGCACTACAAATCGACGATCATCACGTTCGCCAAGACGATACAGGACATCCTGAACGACCCCGAGATCACGGTTGGCATCTTCTCCCACACGCGGCCGATCGCCAAAGGCTTCATGCGCCAGATCAAGCGCGAACTGGAAGCCAACAAGATGCTGCAGGAGTTGTTTCCGGACGTGCTCTGGGCCAACCCGCAGACCGAAGCGCCGAAGTGGTCAGAGGATGAAGGGTTGATCGTCAAGCGCAAGGGCAACCCGAAGGAAGGCACACTTGAAGCCTGGGGCCTCGTTGATGGTCAGCCGACGTCGAAGCATTACAAGCTGATGGTCTACGACGACGTAGTGACCCGAGAAAGCGTGACGACGCCCGAGATGATCGCCAAGGTTACCGAAGCGTGGGAGCTGTCGCGCAACCTGAGTTCAGAAGGCGGCCATACGCGCTACATCGGCACGCGCTATCACTTTAACGACACGTACAAGACAATCATGGATCGCGGCGTGAAGGCCCGCATTTACCCGGCAACGATTGATGGCGAGATCGATGGCGATCCGGTTTTGCTAAGCCGCGAGCGCCTTGCGGAGAAACGCCGCGAGATGGGGCCTTACACGTTCGCCTGCCAAATGATGCAGAACCCGAAGGCAGACGAGACGCAGGGTTTCAAAGACGCCTGGATTCGTCACTACGACAACACCGACCGCCAGGGCATGAACGTCTGTATCTTGGCTGACGCGGCGAGCGAGAAGAAAAAGACCAGCGACTACACGTCGATGTGGGTGCTTGGCTTCAACTCCGACAACAACATTTATGCGCTGGACTTCATCCGAGACCGCTTGAACCTGAAGCAACGCGCGGATGCGCTGTTCTCGCTGCATCGGAAGTGGAAGCCCGGCGAGGTCGGCTACGAAAAGTACGGCATGATGGCCGACATCGAGTTCATGTATTCGGAAATGGAGCGCCGCAACTATCGGTTTGCCATCACCGAACTGGGCGGACCGATGCCCAAGAACGACCGTATCCGCCGGCTGACACCGTATTTTGAGCAGGGCCGCATCTGGCTCCCGCGCATCCACTTCAAGACCAATTACGAAGGCGCATCGCGCGATTTGGTCAGCGCGTTTATTGAGGAAGAATACAAGCCGTTTCCGGTCGGCCTGCACGACGACATGCTGGACGCTCTGTCTCGCATGTTCGATCTGTACCCCGGCGGCCTCGACTTCCCCGCCTACGTTGAACCAGACGATACGCCGGTTCGCATGGGCTCGTTAGGATCTAGTCAGGATACGGGCGCATGGATGGGGATGTAAACAAAGTTTGCCGCGAGTTCGTGCAGGTGCTCGGCTCTAAGATCAAGGTTGCTGAGTTTACTGAAGGCCAATCGCATCACAGCTACGTTGCGTTTCGCGATTTCACGCCAGACAACCTTGCCGAGAAAGTCAAGGCAGCAGCGCTGGATATGGCGTTCATGCTGCAGGGCAAGGGCTCTGAGTTCTCTTTTGTGCCGCTGGCGTATCCAGAGGGCGCGCAAACTGTAGCGATTTTCACTGAAAACGGCGTTACTGCGCGTACTGTCAAATCGTTTGACATCGAACTGAACGAAGACGTTATCAGGATCGATATCCTCTACCATGTACGCTGAAGCCATGGGCGGCGGCGCTAACGCCGAACGCACGCCTCAAGACAGCTTCAATCAGACGTATCCGCAAAAGGACGGGCAACCGCGTGACCTCGTAGGCGAGGTGCGCGATCGTCTTACTGAAGCGTTTACGTTCGACAGGAACAACCGCGAAGACGCGGTGATGGATCTCAAGTTCCTGGCTGGCGACCAGTGGCCAGAGTATGCCCGTGCTGCGCGCGTGAATCGTCCCATGCTGACGATCAATAAGCTCCCGCAGTTCCTCCACCAGATCACGAACGACATTCGCCAGAGCGCGCCCGCACTGAAGGTCACGCCGGTTGACGGCAAAGCCGATCCGTCTATGGCCAAGGTCTATGACGGCATCATCGCGGACATTCAATATCGCTGCAGCGCTAAGCATGTGTACGCCACTGCGGCCTATCACGCGGCTGCATGCGGTATTGGCCATTTCCGCGTCATCACGCGCTATGCCGACGATGCGACGTTCGATCAGGATATTGCGATTGAGAGCGTCCCGTATCCGCTTGCGGTGTATTGGGACCCGGCCGCGGTCAAGCCGGATCGCTCGGACGCGATGTGGTGCATCGTTGTGGACCTCGTGCCCCGCGCGACGTTCAAGCTCAAGTATCCTGACGCCCAGCAGATCAGCGTAAACGAGCTACGCGCAAACAACTTCGCATCGGGCCTGTTCTGGACAACGCAAGACTACATTCTCGTCGCCGAATACTGGTGCAAGCATCCCGTTGAACGCACGATCTGCGCCTTTGAGAACGGCGAGACCTACGACACCACCGACTTGAGCATGGTGCAGCTCGTCCAGCTTCAGCAGACTCACGGCCAAGTCGTCGCGCAGCGCAAAGCCAAGAGCTACAAAGTCGAGCAATCGCTGGTCACGGGCGCAGAAGTTCTATCTGGCCCGCATCCCTGGCCGGGCAAGTATCTCCCAATTGTGCCTGTGATCGGAACCGAAGTCCCGCTTGAGCGCGTCACCATCCGCAAGGGCCTCATTCGAGACGCCCGCGATGCGATGCAGCTCTATAACTTCTACCGCTCGGCCGCTGCTGAAGCGATTGCGCTCGCGCCTAAGGCCCCGTGGCTCGTTACCGACACCATGATTGCCCAGCACAAGGGCGACTGGAACACGGCCAACACGCAAAACCGGCCGTTTCTGCGCTACACGCCAGATCAGAAAGCGCCGGGCATGGCCCCGCAGCGCATTCACCCGCCAGAGCCGCCGCAAGCGTTGTGGGAAGAAAGCCGGGTCGCAACGGAAGACCTCAAAGCAACCACGGGCATCTATGACGCCTCGCTCGGGGCCAAGAGTAACGAGACATCAGGTATTGCCATCAAGCGCCGCGAACAGCAGGGCGACACGGCGAACTACCACTATACCGACAACTTGCAGCGTTCACTGGAGCACTGCGGCCGCATCCTGATCGACTTGATCCCGAAGGTTTACGACAACGAGCGCGTTGTTCGTTTGCTGGGCGAGGACGGAACCGAGAGCTTTGTCCCGATCAACCACGTGCTCTACTCCGACATGGGCGAGCAAGTGATGGTCAACGACCTGTCGGTTGGCCGCTTTGATATCCGCGTTACCATCGGCCCCAGCTACGCCACGAAGCGCCTGGAAGCCGCTGCGGCTATTGTCGAGATCATGCAGGCACTCGGCCCCGAGGTCGGCGGCATTCTGGCAGACATCGCCGTGCGCAACCTTGACATTCCCGACGCGCAGGAAGCCGCGCAGCGCATCCGCAACATGCTGCCGCAACAGGCGTTGCAGGACCCCAACGCGCCGCCGCCAGATCCGATGGCTGACCCGATGGCGCGCGCAGAACTCGCTGGCAAGTTTGCTACGGCGCACAAGACCATGGCGGACGCGAACAAGACCGCAATCGAGACACAGGCGATGTTCGGGATGATGGCCCCGCCTGTGCCTCCGCCGTTGCCGCCTGAAATCCCAATGGCTGGACCAATAGGGCCGATGGGTGGTCCCGGCGTTCCCGGCACGATGCCGCCTGGAATGGACCAAGGCCCGCCGATGATGCCGGGCGGCGAAATGAACCTTGACCAGATGCCTCTACCGCAGCCCAACGGCCTGCCGCCGGGGCCGCTTACGCCTTTGTGACCCTGCGTATCCCACCGCCTTTTGGCTGGAGCTTTCCACATGACTGACACGACCACCGCCCCGGTAGCACCGGAGGCAGGCCAGACTGCACCTGTAGCATCAGAGCGTTTCCGCGACGATCTAGGCCGCTTTGTCACCGCGTCCGACAAGCCTTCTGACACTCCCGCAGCGGCACCGGTTGAAGCCGCACCCACCGCAGACGGGGAACAAGCGCCCCAGACGCAGGAACATTCAGACGAGAAGCCCGACCCGCGGCGCGAGCGTTCACGCCAGCGCTGGCAGGAGATGAAAGCGAAGGTTCGAGAGGCCGAAAGCCAAGCCGCGTATTGGCGTAACCTGGCTGAACGCCACCAGCAGGAAGCGAGCAAACCGCTCGACTCCATGCAGTTCCAGTCCGAAGCCGAATACCAAGCCGCCTTGGCCGCGCAGGCCATGCGAAGGGTGACGGCGCAGGACCACGCTGCAACGGCTCAAGCGCTCCACATGCAAGCAGGACAGGCGGCAATCGCCGCGGTTCAGATGCAGATGGACACGCTTCGGGATCGTATCCCAGACATCGACGTCATCACGGCAGAGCCCGCACAGGGCGGCCCGATCGTCAGCGATGCCATGGCGATGATCATTCGCGAGAGCGATAACGCCGCGCTGGTTGCCTACCACTTGGCCAAGAACCCGAAAGAAGCACGGGCCATCGCCAACATGCACCCGATCCAGGCTGCGCGTGAACTCGGCATGATCGAGGCGCGGCTTTCATCTCAACCAGTTCGGCGCGTCAGCCAAGCACCGGCACCCGTCCAGACCGTTTCAGGCGGACAAGGATCGCGACAGGTCGATCCAAGCTCAATGAGTTTCAAAGAGTATGAGCAATACCGCATGAACGGAGGCGGCTGACCGGTCCGAAACCCAACGGACCTAGAGAACCATGCCTAATACACTGATAACCCCAAGCGTCATCGCCAAAGAGGCGTTGATGCAGCTCAAGAACAACCTTGTGATGGGCAATCTCGTCTATCGGGATTACAGCAAGGAGTTCGTGAAGGTCGGCAGCACCATCAGTCTGCGTAAGCCGGTCCGCTTCGTCGCATCGTCTGGCGCTACCCGCGTGAATCAAGACGTGCTCGAAGGTACTGTGCCGCTCGCCATCGATCAGCAGCGCCACGTTTCGTGGAACTTCACATCCAACGAACTGACGCTGACGATCGACGAGTACAGCGAGCGCTACATCAAGCCCGCGATGCTTGAACTTGCGCAGGCGGTCGAAACCTCGCTGACCGGCCTCTATACCAACGTCAACGATTGGGTTGGTACGGCCGGCACCACGCCGAGCACCTTCCTCGCTCTCGGTGCGGCTCGTCAGCGGCTCGTGGAAAACCGAGTGCCGCTTGGTGACACGCTTAACGCTGTGCTCGACCCGGCCGCATCGCTTCTGGTCGCCAATGACCTGAAGACGCTGTTCCAGCCGGAGAAGACCCGCACGGCCCTAGAGCGCGTGAAGATCGGCAAGTACGCCGGCTTCGACACCTACGAAGCGCAGTCGATCATCAGCCACACGGTCGGCCCGCTCGGTGGTACGCCGCTCGTCAACGGCGCCAACCAGCACTCGAACTCGACACCGCAGGCCAACAGCCAGTCCATGGTCACGGACGGCTGGACCGCTGCGGCTGCGTCTCGACTGAAGGCAGGCGACGTGATCACGTTCGCCGGTGTGTTTGCCATCAACGCTGGCACGCGCACCGCCTACAGCCGACTGAAGCAGTTCACGGTGCTGTCGGATGTGTCTTCGGATGGTTCGGGCAACGCGACCCTGACCATCAGCCCGGCCATCGTCACGTCTGGTCCGTATCAGAACGTGTCGGCGGCACCGGCGGATAACGCGGCCATCTCGGTTGTGACCGGCACGGCTTCGACGGCCTACCCGCAGAACCTGTGCTTCCACAAGAACGCCTTTGCTCTGGTGTTCGCAGACCTCGACATGCCGGACGGTGCGGCATTCAAGGCCCGCGAGAGCGCGGACAATATGTCGGTTCGTGTCGTCAAGATGTACGACATCGACAATGACCGCGACGTGATCCGTCTCGACATCCTTTACGGCGTCAAGACGATCTATCCTGAACTCGCAGTACGGTTGACCGGCTGATGGCTAACAGCCTGATCAACGGGCCGGAGGTGGCGGGGGATCAACCCGCCACCCAACCGCCAGCCGATGTGGTCCCGACCTGGGGCTACAAAGGCGACAAAGCACAGCTATTCGACCTGAAGCCCGGCGAGAAACTGCCCAAGGGCTGGTCGGATACGCCAACCGTATCTGCGCCAGAGCCGGAACCGGAGCCGCCGACGAATGACGACCCCGCGTGACATCGTTCGGCGCGCACTGCTGCGCCTTCGTGTAATTGATGCACTCCACCCGATCTCGGCTGAGGAAGCCGTAGACGGTCTGGCGTACCTCAACGACATGATGGCGCAGTGGCCGGCTAACGGCGTGGATACGCTGTCGCCTACGTTCGCGCTCGATGACACGTTCGTGTTCTTCGTACCGCCCCGTCTCATCGACTCTCACACGATGGAAAGCCTGACCTACGCAGGCACGTGGAACGCTTCGACCAATACGCCCACGCTGGCGGCAGGAAGCGGAACCGAGGGCACGGTTTACCGCGTGTCGGTGGCAGGGACGACCTCGCTTGACGGCATCGCATCGTGGAGCGTTGACGATTTTATTGTTCTCGGCCGCACGGCGTCAGATACCAATTCACCTACGCTCACGTGGCAGAAGGGATTGAGCAGCGCCCGGCATACGTCTGGCGTGATCGCTCTCCTGGCTCAGCGGCTTGCTGAAGACTTCGGCAAGGATGTCACGAAGCAACTGGCCGACGATTGCGAGGACGCTTGGCGCACGCTGTTGTCCGACTTCCAGAAGGTTCCTTACGCGACCTTTGATCCTGGCCTTACGCGGCTTCCGTCGCGCCGCTGGCCCTACTCTGTGCCTAGCTCGACCACCTGATGCCCATCGTCCCCCTCGCTCTCCCTTCAGGATCAGCACCAGCCCGCTACGGTCACGCCGGAGCGACGAAGTGCGTCAACTGTTATCGTGAGGACGTGGGCGAGGAAGCCAAGGCCTGGTTCAATTTGCACGCCTGTGATGGGTTCGATCTGTTTGCCACCGGCGGATCATCGACGCCCGTGCATGCCATCTTCGCGCTGAGTGATGCAGAGGCTTATGCGAAGATCGGGCGCGAGATTGTCCGTATGGACGCTGCAGGAAGCCTGAGCACGATTGGCGGCGTTCCGGCAGATGGATTGTGCACCTTCGCGCGCAACCGGGCTGCTGTGCCTGATATCGTGCTCGTCTCTGACGGTCTGGTCTACAAGATCAAGGCAGGTGTTCTGAGCCAGATCAGCGACCCGGATCTGCCGCCGGCTACGAGCGTTGTGCAGGTCGCAGGGTATTTCGTCTTCCAGCTTTCAGACGGGCGCATGTTCGCGTCTGAACTCGATGACGTTGACGTGATCAGCACATCGTTTGCGGCAGCCGCGTCAAACCCCGATGGCGGTGTGCGCGCTCTGGCACGTGGGCAAGAGCTTGTGTCATTCGGCACGCGGTCTTTCGAGATCTGGCAGGATCAGGGAAACGAGGGCTTCCCGTTTGGGTTTGTGACCTCCCGGTCCATTGGACTGCTGTCGGCCCGTGCCGTGACGGAAATCGACCAGACGCTAGGCTTTGTCGCTCACGACCACACGGTCCGCATTCTGCAGGGGTACGATCCGGTCACGATCTCAACGCATGACATCGACCGGCTCATACGTGCAGAGTCAGATCCGAGCGTTATCGCCTGCTTTAGTTGGACGATAGACGGGCACGTGTTCCTGTGCGTATCGGGCTCTACATGGACCAAGGTGTACGATCTGGCCACGAAAAGGTGGCACGACCGCGAAAGCTACGGCCTTACACGCTGGCGTGTGTCCTGTGCTGCCCGGTTCGGCAACGTGACGCTGTTCGGCGACTATGCGAATGGCAAAGTCTACCGGCTCAATCCAGATACGTTTACTGAGGCTGGCGAGCACTTGATTATGAAGGTGCAGCTACCTCCCGCGCATGCGTTCCCATACCGCGCCCAGCACAACACGCTCTATATCGACGTGGTTCCCGGTGTCGGCCTTGTCTCGACAAGCACCAGCCTCGCCAATCCGCAGATCATGATTGATTACAGCGACGACGGCGGGGAAAACTGGTCAACGCAGCGGTTCGGATCAATCGGCCGCGCTGGTGATCGCCTCCGCCGTGTGCAGGTCAATCGGTTGGGTGTGAGCAGGTCGCGCACATATCGCTTCAGCATCTCAGCTGCGGTAGCGCGGTCACTGGTGGCGGTAAGCGTCGATATGGAAAAGCTGGCAGCGTGACATGGCCGACATTCCTCCGCCTCCGATCAACTCTCCGATGCAAGACCCACAAGGCAAGCTCACGCCTGAGTGGGTGCGTTGGTTCAAGTCTCTCGAAAAGATCATAAAGGGGCTCAGCTAATGGGTCTGTTTTCCTCGCTGATGGGCAAGGACAGCGCACGGGCTGCAACGCAGCTTGGCGAGCGCAACCGAGGCCAGCTTACGTCCAGCTACGGGCAGGCGAACGACTACGCCAAGCAAGGCTATGACGCTCAGCAAGGCTACTACAAGCCCTATGCTGATGCTGGAAACGCCGGGCAGACCGCGTACACAAACACCCTTGGTCTAAACGGCCAAGCGGCTCGCGACCGGCAGTTTCAAGAGGGCTACGTCAACGACCCGGCGGGGGCGTATCGCACTCAGCAGACGCAGAACCAACTCGCCCAGCTTTACCGGAAGTACAACGCCAGCCCGTCCGGCGTGAACTCTGGCGCGGCCATGTACGGCGCTGGACGCCTTACGATGGATCGCTTCGACAAGGATTGGGGCGATTACCAGAACCGCCTCATGCAGCTTGGACAGCAGGGCCTTGGCGTTGCTGGCGCGCAGGCTGGTGCTGCCGGTCAATACTACGGCGGCATGGCTGACAGGTCTATCGGCCTCGGTAACGCGCTGGTGAGCAACGACACCAATGCGACGATGGCGGCAAACAACGCACGGCAGCAGGGCGTCAATAACCTGCTCAGCATTGGTGGCATGGTCGCCGGAACAGGTGCTCGCCTCGCAACCGGTGGTGCGTTTGGCGGCGGCGGTGGAACGCCTTGGGTAAATCCTGACAACGGCAGAGTTTGGGGGCGCTGATGGCCGGTAACGCACTTGCCTCGCTGTTCCCTCGGGGCGGATGGAACTTTGACGTTGCAGACGCGCGCAACTTCCTCATGCCCGTACAGCAGGGCATCGACGCTGGCGTTGCAGACTATCAGCGTGGCCTAGAGAACGAGCGCCAGAACAAGCTGATGCAGCTTCAGCAAGACCGGTTCGGGCTCGAAAAGGGCCGGGACCAGCGTGCCGCTCAACAGTTTCAGCGCGAGCAGACCGAACGGGATCAGACGTTTCCGCTGGAGCTTGAACGGTCGCGTGCTCAACTTGCGCAAACGCAGGCGCAGACTGCAACCTCGCAAGCTCAGCTTGGCCAGATCAGAATGCAGACACCGGAGGCCCGCGCACAGATTGCAGGGCAGTATGGGTTAAAAGCTGGAACGCAAGAATATAACGCTTTTGTGCTCAATGGAACGTTTACGCCACAAAACCCGGTAGACGTTGCAGTAGAAGGGCTCATCAAGCAATCGCTTCCGTCCCAAGTCACTCAACCGCAGCCGCGCTACCAACCACAATCGTTCGAAAGCCCCAACACACAGCAAGGAGATCCAAACCTTATTCGCGTACAGGACGGGCCAAAACCTCAAACCCAAGCACCAGATGCGGGAAGCATGTTTTCGGGAATGAACCCGGAACAAAAGCGACGCACGGGCGAAGCGCTATTGCTAAATCCGCGCACTAAGGCGCTTGGGGAACAATTGCTAAAAGATGTTGACCGGGACAAACTTGGCACAGAAGCCGCTAACGAAAACGACAAGAAAGAACTTAAAGCATACGACGGGCTCGCTAAAATTAAGCAAATTCGGTCAAGTTTTGATCCGTCGTTTTTAACTTACGGCAAGCAAGGAGCAATGGCGTGGGCGTCACTTGTTTCAAAAGTAGGAACGCTGCGGCCAGAACAGCAACAAGAATTGTATCGCTACGCAACGTTTAGGCGCGACTCGGCCGCTAACGCAAATGCTGCTATCAAAGATCAATCTGGTGCAACCGTTACTCCGCAAGAACTTCAGCGTAACAACGTCGAACTTCCAAACGCTGGTTCTGGAATTTTTGACGGTGACGATCCCGTAACCTTTAAAGCAAAACTCGACCGTGCAGAAGAAGTGTTGGCGCTTGGTGTCGCAAGAACAAGGTACTTGCGCCAACAAGGGTTTAAGGGTGACTTAAATCAAATGTCCAACGCGCTTCCCGTTGAGGCCATGCGCGATTTAATCAATCGGAGAGCCGCCTCAATTGAGGCAGAAATTAAATCGCAACGCCCAGACCTTCCATCCAATATCGTTGATCGTGAAGTCGATGCTCGCGTCAAAAGAGAGTTTGGCATCTAATGGCTGACTATTTTTCACGCGCTCTTGCTGCCGGCAATGATGCCGAACTGGTTGAAACGCAACAGCGCCAGCCAGGGCCGTCTGTTCAGCCTGGACCGATCAATCAGGACGCTCTGCGCGGCTACGGTGCTGCACAGCCACGCCAGCGCCCCGTTCAAGCTCAGCCGATGCCTGCACCACAAGTACAACCGGCAGGTGATCCCACAGACGAGTGGGCTGGCCTCATGCAGCGTCACAACATTGAGCGCGGCAAGTGGCCTGATCTGGTCGATCAGGTCTATGGGGCAGACCGGCAGGGCGTTACTCCAAAAACGGGCAACCCGGCACTAGACGCTGATCTGCAGGCGTTTGCCAAGCGGTTTCCCGGCATTGGCCGCGTGCCAGAGCAGGCAGCACCACAAGCGCCGCAAGGCATGCCGTCGGCCCCACGCGCAGAAACGCAACAAGAACCAAAAATTGATTATTTCGGCCGCGCTCTTGGGTCTAACGCTCCAACGCAAACAGAGCCAGCAGCTCCCGGCCGCCGCATGGGCACTGTGCGCGATAGCCGCGACGTGCCGACACGCATGCGCGAAGCGGTCTATGGAAAACAGGACCCAGCCTATGCTGGCATTCCTTCAGCGCTTTCCGCCATCGACAAGCAACAGGGCTTCAGCTTTTCCAATGAGGCCGGGACGCTTGGCCGCTACGCCATGGCGGCGTCCGATCAGGACCTCGCCAAGATGTATGCGGGGCAGTTCGGGCAGGACTTCGTTCGCCAGGAAACCGACGCTAACGGCTATCCGGTCATCGTGTATCGGGACAAGGCAGGGCAGGAGGCCAAAGCCTACGTCAACAAGCCGGGGCTTGATCTTGAAGACGTTACGCGCGGTGTGGTCGGTGCGCTTCCCTTCCTGAAATCAGCGCAGGGCGTGGCCAAGGTGACGCAAGGCGCACCGCTTGCAGGCCGGGCACTAGCGCAAGGCATCGGCCAGGGCGCAACGTCGGTGGCGCAGGATGCAACCGGGTTTTTCTCCGGGCTGACACAGCCGGACCCCGGCAACGCGTTGATGAAAGCGGGCGTTGCGACGCTTGGCGGTGTCGGCGGTGAGGCTTTAGGCGCAGCCGGAACGGCAATCTGGCGCAAACTGGTGTCCGAGCCAAAGTATTTCGACAAGGCCGCGCAGCGCCTCACGCCAGCCGGCGAAGATGCGGCACGGTCAGCGGGCCTAGATCCGGCGGACTTCAGCCCGAAGGTCGCGCAGGACTTTGCCAAGGCGTTTGTCCGCAGCGGCAACCCTGACGCAGCTTTCCGCCAAGCAGCATCGAACGAGGCAGGTATCAGGCGCTCGCTGGGTGAGCTTACCGGCAACCGCGAACAGCTTTTGCGCGAACAGCAGATGCGCGGCGGCACTTACGGAACACAAGCTCGTGAGGCAGTCGAGAACTTCGACAAGCTCCAACGTGACGATATCGTGCGAGCAACGCGCGGTGTTACCCCGCCGGGTTCACCCAATCAGTCGGTAGCTGAGACGCTGGCACCGCAGCGCCGCGGTCAGCTTGCTACTGGCACCATGGGGAAGACGGAAGCGGGCGAGAACATCGCGGCCAACACCATGCAGGCGAAGGATATCGCTAAGGCCGGTGAGCGCGAAGCATGGGATGCAGTGCCCAAGATCGAAGCGACAGACGAAGCGCTCGGAATGCTGCCGAAGTTCGTCAACGACGCGCTCGGCGAATTTGAGCTTGGAGCAACGACACCAGCCGCAACAAAGATGGCGCAGCAGGTGGGCCGGTTTGTGCGCAAGGAAGCGCCGACAAAGGTCGATGAGATTATCACCAACAACCCGTCGCGCAACGTAGATCAGGTGCGCCGTTCGTTGCTTGCATCAATGCGCGGCGCGGCCACGGCAGAGGATCGCACCGCGGCGGAGTCCATATATCGAGCATTCAACAGGTGGATCGACGACGCCTCGGACAAGATGGTGTCAAGCGACCCCACGGGAGCGGCAAAGCTCCGCGCGGCGCGCGATGCTACCCGAGAAATGCAAGAGGTGTTTAAAGGCCAGCCCGGATCTCCCGGCGCTCGCGTGATGACTGACCTGCTGGGCAAGGCCGATACCCCGGAGCGCATCGTTGATACGTTGTTTTCCGGCCCAGGCGGGCAAATCAAGCAAGGCGCAACCACGGCGCTCAGCCAACTCAAGAGAGCTTACGACAAGTATCTGCCGGCGGAGGAAGCGGCACGCGCATGGAATGACGTTCGCTTGTCCTACTGGCTCAAGATGACGGCCGACAAAGGCAACGACGTGAAGACGCCGGGCACGCTAGCTACTGCCATTAAGACGATGCTTGGCGATCACAAGAGCCTCACGCGTTCGCTGATGACGCAAGACGAAATCGCGCAAATGCGCCGCATGGCGATGGCGCTGGACGAGATCAAGCAGAAGAACCCCAACTCTAGCTGGTCAGGCATTGCGGGTGGTCAGCTACTCCGCGACATGGGCAACGCCATGTTGACGGCTATCGGCTGGAATAGCGTTGTTGCGCGCACCGCGGCTGGCACCGTTATGAAGCCGTTCCAAGCAGCGTATGGCGCAGCCCAAGCCAACAAGGCATTCGGTGGAGCACAAGGCGCTAAGCTGCCTTCGCTTCCCGGCCCCACGTTGGGCGGCTACGGCGGCGCTGCCGGTGCACAGTCACAGCAGTGAAAACTTGAGCCACCACATCGTCAGCTTGAAAGCTGCGAACATGGCGGCAATCAGCCCGATCGCAAGCGCATAGCGGACATAGATCATCCACGATGCCAAACACACCGCGCACACTAGAGCAAGGCCCCGAGGCCAAACCCCGCAACTATCTTGCGGACATGGTGCGGGACTACGGCCTCTATGGCCTATCAGACAAGCTGAACTCTCCAACCTCTGGCGTTGGAATGCTTGTCGACGCCGTGGGTGGATTGGGTAACGCTCTGTTCGTCCAGCCCGCTCAATCGTTCAACCGCCTCATGCAGACCGGCTATGAGTCCGGCAATCCTCAAAGTGCAGAGGATGCATTCAACGTGGCCGGTGCTGCTATGGTGGGGGGGCTGGCTGCGCCAAGGCCAAGGGGCTCTATTGGCATGAGCGGCAGGCCGTCGTTGGAAAACTCGACAGTTCGCCACAACAACCACAACAGCACAGTTACCGTAATTGACGACTATAACAGGCCATACGGCAATCCTGGAACGCAACCAAAGGTCACGGGGGATCAGGCTCAATTTAGGAGCACGCTCACAGACCCGCACACGCCGGCCTTCAATTTAGTGCAGCGATCAGATGGGTCTGGTGAATTTGTTTGGCCGCATACAGAACGTGAGGAGGCGCTTCAAAGATCGCTAGGTGTGCGAGCAGCGCCAGACCTCTACGCCAACGGAGGAAAGCAAGGCGCTGCGACTGGCGCAGCACTCAACGCTGCAGGGGAAAGGCAGAGACTCTACCACGGTAGCCCCCATAGGTTCGATCCTGCCGCCATCGAACCACGGCGAGGCGCACATGATACAAATCAAATATGGCTTACCCCCCAACGAGAATACGCGGAAAGCTACGGCAACGTCCGATCATACGATGTTGACCCAGGAAAACAGTTTGTTGCTGACAAAAATGCGTTCAACGACGCTCTTAAAGAATTGCAAGATCTGTATCCAAACTTGGGCTATTCTCTTATGGGAGATGGGCCAACCAAGTTCCATGGCGATGCCGTGTCGCGCATTTTGAGCAAAGCGCAACGCGAAGGATACGACAGTGTGAAGTTCTCAGACTTGGCAACGGACAATGCTGCAGTTGGGAACGTTCACGATCAAATCGCTGTATTTGATCGTACCCGATTGCGTCCAACGCCAGAAGACAGCTCCGGTGGCGTATTCGCCAACGGCGGCCGTCCTGGCGCTGCCGTGGGGGCGGCTGCGAATGCCGCTGCTGAACGTCCTGGTATCAGAGCCTATCACGGTTCCCCGCATGACTTCGACAAGTTCGATATGTCGAAGATCGGAACAGGAGAAGGAGCGCAGGCGTACGGCCAAGGGCTGTATTTTGCCGAAGAAGAAGCTGTCGCAAAAGCATATCGCGATGCCCTTGGAAACTATAGCGATGTAGTTAAATGGAAAGGATCGCAGCCGCCTACTGCAGAGCAGCAAGCAATCATAAATCAACTTTCTGGATTTGACGCACAACGTGGTCGAGCACCTGATTTAGCGTCAATCCGCACTGATCTTACTCGGGCTAGAAATCAAATTTATATGAGCGAAGGAATGCCGGGGCGCGATCCAGAAAGGTCTGCGCGCGACATTGCAAGATTGACAGAGCAAATTGCCGTCGTAGACGGCATGAAGGACTTAATTGAGATTAAGCCCCCCGGCCGCATGTACGAAGTCCGTATCAACGCCTCACCCGATGACTTCCTAGACTGGGACAAGCCGCTGAGCCAGCAGAGTGAGAAGGTCAGAGCAGCGCTAGAAGCGGCAAATCTTGTGCCATGGAAAACAAAAAACGTACTGGGCATAGAATACGGAAATCTACCGCATGACTTTGCCCTTGGGCTTAGTGGCAACGGCAAGCGTCCTTTAGAGAAGGACACGAATGTCCTCGGAAGTCAGTTGATAGATTTTGAAACTGGTAAAGGCGTAGCGGTTGGCAAAAAGGAAGCATCAGACCGCCTTCGCGACGCAGGCATTCCAGGAATACAATACCTAGACCAAGGCTCGCGCTACACCGGCGAGGGAACCCGCAACTACGTCGTTTTCGACGACAATCTTATCGAAATCCTTCGCAAGTACGGCCTGCTCGGCATGATCGGCGGCGCTGCTGTCGCTGGCGGCCTCCAATCCGATCAGAACAAGCAAACAGACTGGGCGCGCAAGATGCAGCCTGGCGACGCCTAAACCTACATCCATCCTTGTTCCGCGTACCCTTCTGAGGGACACGCTACCCCATGCCAGATTCCGGTTTTATATTCTCGCCAGCCCAAAAGCTGACGACGGACAGCCTTGCTGCGCTCAACGGCGGATACGTTGAGGTTTACGAGGCTGGCACATCCACGCCAAAGACCGTCTATTCCGACAAGGCGCTGACGGTTTCGCTCGGGAGCACAGTCTACCTTGATTCGTCGGGTGCGCCTGTTGCTTCGCAGGGCTCGTCTACACGTGTCACGGTCTACACCGGCGCGGCTGCGGTCAAGCTGATCGTGAAGACCAGCACGGGCACGACGCTTCAGACCATCGATAACCTGCAGTGTGCTCAAGACACGTCGTTGTTTTCGACCGGCACGGGCACGGCCGATATGGACGTGGACGCGATCACGTCGGACACGACGCTGAACAGCACCCACAACGGCCACCTTCTGCAGTGTGATCCCACCGGCGGCACAATCACGCTGACGCTCACCTCCGCCGTGACGCTCGGAAATGGCTGGACGGCATCCGTCCGGCACGACGGCACTGCCAACCAAGTCAAGATTTCCACGGTCTCTGGGCAGTATCTCAAAATCCCCGGCGGCTCGACCACCAGCGGCATTGCGCTCACTGCCAAAGGCCACGAGGTCGATATCGTCTGCGATGGCGCGGGCTTCACGGTTCGCAATTACGCCCCGCCGCTGATCGCAGGCACACTGCCAACCCTGCAAATCGTCAATCGGCTAACCTCCCCGCCGACTTCTCCCACCCCTGGCGCTCGGTACATCATCACCGGCACTCCCACTGGTGCATGGTCATCGTATGCCGCTGGCGACGTGGTGGAGGCAGACACCGTTGGCGGGTGGATTAGGTTCACGCCTCCGACCGATGCAGGATGGATTGCCTACGTTCAGGCGGAAGACCTGCATTATGCGTTTGTCGGTTCGGCATGGGTGGCGTGGTCGAACGTCACGGCTCCGGCTGCAAGCGCGTTGCAAAGCGCCCAATTCGAGGACCAGAAGGCTAACGGAACAGCAGGTGGCACGTCGGTAGCAACCACGTGGACGACACGTACACTCAACACCAGCGTGTTCAACACGATCACCGGATGCTCTCTCGCCACCAATCAGGTGACGCTGCCAGCCGGAACGTATTTCATCCGAGGTCAGGCCCCGTTCTCGTCTGTCGGCCAAGCGAGCATTCGCTTCAAAAGCACGACGACAGCAACGCAGATCCTTGGTGAGAACTCCGGCATATCGAGCGGTTCAGGTCAGGCGCTACTTGCTGGCTTCCTCACGCTGTCGGCGGCTGAGACATTTACCCTTGATTACATGACCGACGCGGCCGTTGCTACGTCGGGTCTTGGCCTTGCATCGACCTATAACAGCGGTGTGGAAGTTTACTCCACGCTGTCGATTATGAAGCTGGATGTTGTGCAGGGGCCGCAGGGCGCGACAGGTCCGCAGGGTGCCACCGGCGCGGACGGTGCCGACGCTGGCTGGAAATACACGTGGAGTTCGAACACCAGCGCCAGCGATCCAGGAACGGGAACGGTCAAAGGCAACAACGCCACCCTTGCCAGCATTACCGCGCTTTACATTTCCGAAACAGACGCGGACAGCAACGGCCTTGCATCCGAAATAGCCGCTTGGGACGACAGCACCAGCGCCGCACGATCAACCATCAAGATCGCCAACACTGCCGGCATGATCCTGTTCAGGGTCACGGGTGCGAATACTGATAACGGGACATGGGTCACGCTAACCGGTACGGTGGTGGCGTCGCGCGGCTCTCTTACGGGCACGGTGCGCGTTGCGCCTGCGCTGACAGGCGATAAAGGCGACACTGGCGCGACGGGTGCTACAGGAAACACCGGGAACACCGGCGCAACTGGTGCCACAGGCCCGAACACCGGCCTTGATTATGCGTGGGACACGGGAACTACCGATGCCAACCCCGGCAACGGCAATATCCGCGTCAACAACGCAACTCTAGGCTCTGCGACGTTTGCCTACATTTCAAAAACGGATCGCCCCGGCAACTCGCAGGGCACCAACATCGACCAGTGGGACGCCAGCACGAATGCCCACTTGGGAACGCTGCGCGTTTTCGACGTAGCGACACGAACCAAGGGCTTCACCGCTGAAGTAACCACTGCGTTCACGGACGGCACGACCTATTGGAAGATACCGCTCAACAGCATTTCCGTTCTGTCCGGCGGTGCGCCAGCGGCAAGTGATGTGCTCGCCGTTGTTTGGAGCCGAACGGGCAACAAGGGCGCTGATGGCGCAGGTTCGGGCGATGTTGTCGGCCCCGCTTCGTCAACAACTGGAAACTTGCCTAGCTTCAACGGGACGACCGGAAAGCTGTTGCAGGACAGCGGAATTGCGGCGGCGAACGTTGTCACGCTGGCGGGCTCTCAGACGCTCACAAACAAGACGCTGACCAGCCCGATTATGACGACGCCGACGCTGGGAACGCCAGTTAGCGGAACGCTTACCAACGCCACGGGGCTGCCGATTTCGACTGGCGTATCTGGTCTTGGAACAGGTGTGGCCACGTTCCTTGCGACGCCGTCAAGCGCAAACTTGATTGCTGCCGTCACGGATGAAACCGGCACGGGGGCGCTTGTTTTTGCCACGTCCCCAACGCTTGTAACCCCAAACCTTGGCACGCCGTCAGCGCTGACGCTGACCAACGCCACTGGCTTGCCCGCCGCCGGCCTTGTGGCATCGACGACTCAAGCGGTCGGCTTTGGATCGATTGAGCTAGGCCACGCCACCGACACCACGATTGCCCGTTCTGCCGCCGGTGAAGTCACCATCGAAGGAACGTTGATCCAAAAGGCAGGACGGCAGACGATATGGGTTCCCGCCTCTGCCATGACGGCGCGCACCACCAACGGTGCAGCCCCAGGCACAGTCGAGATGACGACGAACAAGAATATGTTCTCGACACTCGACTACGACACGACAACGCAGGAGTTCGCGCAGTTTGAAATCCACATGCCGAAGTCGTGGAACCTGAGCACAATCACGTTCCAACCCGTGTGGAGCCACGCGAGCACAACGACCAACTTCGGTGTCGTGTGGGCGCTGGAAGCCATTGCACGGTCAGACAACGAAGCGGGCGACGTGGCGTTTGGCACAGCGCAGACCTCGACCGATACAGGCGGCACTACCAACAACATCTACATCGGTCCTGAAAGCGCAGCGATCACCGTAGGCGGCACCCCTGCCGCCGGTGACACCGTGCAATTCCAGATCAAGCGCAACCCGGCCGATGCATCCGACACCATGGCGATTGACGCTCGCCTCCATGGAGTCCGCATCTTCTACACGACGAACGCGAGCACCGACGCATGACGCTGAACGTCACACAACTTATCGGGTTCGGTGCCCGCAGGGCTTCTGCAGGGAGCCGTCCGCCTACCGTCGATTACCTGATTGTCGCCGGTGGCGGTTCTGGTGGCGGGCCTGGATCTGGAGGCCCTGGAGGTGGGGGCGGTGCTGGCGGTCTCCTGACCGGCACTGGTCGCACGGTGACGGCGCAAGCGTACACGATCACAGTCGGAGCCGGAGGAGCGTCAGTTTCTTCCGGCGTTGGGAACAACGGTGGCAATTCCAGCTTTGACGGCCTGACAGCAACCGGTGGCGGGGGCGGCGGCTCAACAGCAAACAGCTTCAACGGCGCTAACGGCGGATCAGGCGGCGGGTGCGGTTACGGTGGCACCACAGCCGGCACAGGTACAGCAGGCCAAGGCAACAACGGTGCGGTTGGTTCTGGTGCCTCACAGGGTACGGCAGGCGGCGGCGGTGGTGCATCTGCGGCGGGTGTTGCCGGTGGTGCGTCTGCCGCCGGTGACGGTGGCGCAGGTACGGCCAATTCCTATTCCGGTTCGTCTGTCACGTAT